AGCTTTATCCGCTACAGATAAACACACAGGAAATCTTACAAAAGGATTCCGACTAGGACCAGTAAAGCATATCAATGGTGTAATCCTGGAAGAATTTATGGCAGAGGGAAGAAAAAATCCGCACTGGCATCTGGTTGAAAATGGTCATGAGATCATAACGCCATTTAAAAAGAATGGGAAAAAACTCAAAAATGGTGGTAAATGTGTTGGCTTTGTCCCAGGAAAAAGAATTGTATCAGCAGTTCTGAAAAACTGGGGCGGAAAGCACGAAGAACGACTAAGAAGAGTCTTACAAAGAGTAAAGGATGATGCAGGACTATGATCACGATTGATGATATGAAAAAAGCGGTCGTAGCCGCATTAAATGAGAACTTTGGTTATCCGTGCTATGAATTTGGAGTCGTAGAACAGATGGAATATCCGTGTTTCTTTGTACGTATCACAGAAAATGGAGAGCTGTACACGAAAAACAGGTATCAACAGCGTTACGCTGTAGAAATTGTTCTCATGCATGAAAGAGGCGAGCATGGACAAGAAATCAAAGTATTGAAAGATATTGAAAAAATAAAGCAAATCTTTTTATTTGCGATGCAGACGGAAAAGAAAAAGGTTCCGATAATGAATTTTGAAATGGAATACACCGGAGAACGTGGAAATGTTCCACGGATCACGTTTGATTCAGAATTCCTAGACAACTTATACAAACCATCGGATGCACCGCTAATGAAAGAATTAGAAATGAAGGAGGACTTAAACGATGGGAATGCCAAGCATTAACATTATATTCAGAGAACTTGCAAAGACATTTGAACAGAGAAATGACAACGGAATTGTTGCCTTAGTCCTTGCAAATAATTCTGGAATGAATCCGAAAGAATATAGACCGGGAGATGATCTGGATGCTTCGATTGCAAAAGATGCAAAAATACAAATCCAGTTTGCAATGGAAGGTGGAAGAGAAAAGCCGCAGAAAGTAATCTGCTTTTTTGGACAGTCTGAATATGCAGATCTTGATACGATCCTGGATGAACTAGACAATGTAAAATTCGATTATCTTACATTCGGATCAGCATTACAGGAAGATCAGAAAGCAAAAGTAACGAAATGGATCAAAGAAAAAAGAGAATCAGGAAAGAAAGTAAAGGCAGTTCTTGCAAATACAACAGCGAACGATGAAGGAATTATCAACTACACGACTGAAAGTGTGACGATTAGTGGAGAAGAATATGATGCTGACAAGTTTTGCTCAAGGATTGCAGGAATCCTTGCAGGAACACCGCTTACAATGAGCTGCACGTACACAGTTCTGGAAGATGCAGAAAGCTGTACAAAATTATCCAAAAAAGAAATGGATGAAAAGATTGATGCAGGGGAGTTTATTGTGTTTAGGGATGGTGATTACATCCGTGTTGCAAGGGGCATCAATTCATTAACAACTGTATCAGATACAAAAACAGATGATTTTAAAAAAATAAAGATGATTGATGTGATGGATCACGTTTCGACCGATCTTACAGATACGATCAAAAACAACTGGTTAGGGCAGTATCCGAATAATTATGACAACAAATGCTTACTATTAGCGAATTGCCAAGAATATTTGGATGGACTTGTATCAAGAACAATTTTATCAAGTGCGTCAATCGAAATTGACATCGAAGGAAACAAGAAATACCTAGAGAGCAAAAACGAAGACACTGTGAACATGACAGAAGATCAGATCAAAAAAGCGCTTACTGGGGAAAATGTTTTCTTAAGTTCACAGATGGGAATTCTTGACGCAATGGAAAACTTTAATATAGACATTGTAGTTTAGGAGGTACAAATGAAGACATTTGAAGATAATGACGTAATCAACGGCTCATGGGGAGAAGTATGGGTCGATAATGATTATATGGCACAAGCAACAGCACTGGAAGCAACAATCAAATTTACAAAAACAGACGTACCGCAGACAGGAAGATTGAATTCAGGAAAAAAAGTAACAGGTATCGAAGGAAGCGGAACGCTGAAATTAAATCACGCTTCATCTTATTTCAAAAAAAGAATTCTGACAGATATCAAAAATGGAAAAAACACACCATGCACGATTATTTCGAACTTAGATGATCCGACAGTGAATGGAAATGAGCGAGTTAAATTGACGAATTGTACGTTCGACGAAGTGAAACTTGTTGACTGGGAAGCAAACAAGTTAGGAGAAGAAAGTATTCCATTTACATTTACAACAGCCGAAATGCTGGATACAATCGACGATTAGAAGGAGAAAAAGAATGAATTTAATTGATAAATTATTAAGCGTAGACAAAGAAGAACTGACAAAAGAATGTACAAAAACATATCACAGTAAGAACATGGAACGACTGACTGGAGATGGAGAGATTACGCTGCGAAAAGTCAAAGAAAGAAAGCTGAGAGAACGTGCATTAAATACATTGGACAAGAAAGGAAACTTACTCCTGGTAAATGCACATGATTCAGATCTCCTTGTATTGATGGACGGAGTAAAAGAACCAAACCTAAAAGATGAAAGACTTTTAGAACATTTTGGAGCAGCAACACCAAAAGACTTAGCTGAATTATTGTTTGATGGAGAGATACAGGAGATCTCAGATGCAATCAATAATTTTTACAAGGACCAGGAAGACGAAGCAACAGAGAATGATGTAAAAAACTAATTTACGAAGACGGAGAGATCAATACCATGTACTGGTTATTCCGTCTTCATAATATTTTACCAAGAGATTTTACAGAAATGAGCAGTCATGAGCAAATGATCATGGCTGCTTTTGT